GGTCGTGTCGATCTCGGACGCGCCATCCAGATTGGTGCGCCCCACCACATCGACGGGCGGGCGGTTCAGTGGGTCAATCTCAGCCTCGCGCTTCAGGTCCATGGCCAGATCGCGCTCCCATTCCCGTTCGGTCGGCTCACGTTCCGGCTTTACGCCGGCATCCCATTCCACGAGGTCGTGGCGCTCCATGTATTCGCGCTTGGAGGCTGGATCGCTGATCGGCACCGGGTTGAACACGTCTCCCGCGACGAACTCCTGAAACTTCGGGGCCAGCATCGGGGCGGGCAGAACGGATCGCGGCGGCGCGGGCGGGCGGCAGTTGTGCGGCCAAGGCCGGTCCAGCCGGTGCCAGTCACCACAGGTCTTGCACAGGCGGGACCGGCCCGGGGCGGATGGCTCGCGCGGGCCGAAGATGCGGGCGTGTTCGGATGCGGTCATGCCGCCACCTGCTTTTCGCAGCGCCACCCCACATCAACGCCGGGATTGGCCTGCGACAGAACGGCGCCCATGCCGAAACCGGCAATGTTGCAGGCGCGCTGGTCGATCATCAGGCCCACCGGCGCCTCGGTTCGCGCGCCATCAGCGACGAGAACGATGATGAGGAGCCAGCTCATGGGCAGGCCCCACACGCATTGCCCCATTCCGAGAAATGCCACGCCATCGGCGCCGTGTCCCAACAGCGCTTGTCGTCCTCCGGCGGAAGCAGGTAGCGCTTCCTGCTCACCCCGTGGGGATGGATGTCCGTGTCGCCGCGATAGTAAGCCGCCTTTTCCTTGGCGTCTGCGGCCCTGATTTGGCTCAGGCACATCACCGCACCTCCTTGCGCAGATAGTGCTGCAAGACCTGCGTGCAGACCTCGCGCAGATCGGACGGGGCCGCGATGCCGCGCTGTGCCATGACGTGCTGGCTGGCGGCTTGGATCACGTCCACCGGGCTTTGATCCGGGGGCGGTTCGCGGTTTTCAAGCTGGGCAAGGTATGCCTGCACCGCTTCGGAGATCACCGCGAGGGCGGCGCGGGACAGAACTGTGGGCGCAGGAACAGGCGCAGGCTGATCGTCGGGGCGCGGGAAGGCAGCGATGCGCTCCGCTAGGATGCGGGAATACTCCGCCATCACCTCGGCCTGACGGCGCAGGCGATAGCGCTCCGCCTCGGGGAGACTGGCGAACACTTGGCTGTCGAGGAAGGCGCGAAGGGCGCCAAGCCGATCACCGAGTTGCTTCTGTTCCTCAAGAACACGATGTTGGTGCGGTGTCCATTCCATCGGTCAGCCCCAAATCACTGATGCGGTCAGCCCGCAGACGATGGCGACAATGACAATCGCAGTCGGCCAATCCATACTTCAGCCCTCCGCCTGCCGAAGGCGCTCGCGCAACAGATAGCCCTCCAGCGCCCAGAGCTGCCGCATGGCATCGTCATGCGCGAAGGTCCGGCCCGCCTCCGCATCGAAGTTGGCCGGATCGGCCGGGGCCGACTTGCCAACCAGCGTGAAGCCGTTCTCGGTCTGGAGAACCGCGACGGTCACATGCGGGGCAAAGCTGGGGTGGAAAAACTCGGCGGCCACGATCTTGGCCTTGAGGCTGTCCAGCGTCACGCGATGCGGTGTCTTCTGGACGGCGGCGGCGAGGGCTTCGCCGGTTTCGAGGGTGGTCATCTGGGGCAGCTCCTTGGCTGTTTAGCGTGCTGCCCCAGCTATCACGCGCGCCCGACCGGTTGCGGCGAGACTGGTTTTGCGGCTGTATCTGCCGCCTTGGCCAGCAGATCGGCGCCCTTCATCCGCATGTCGTGCTGCCGGTCCTTCTCCTTGTCGGCCATCTCCATCTCGGCCACGAGCTTGTCGGTCTCGGCCCTGATCTTGGCGACAATGACTTGGGTGTCCTCTTTCGGTTCGCCCTGCGGCTCATCCGGCATCTGCGAAATCATGCCTTCCAGCGTGCGGCTCTTCGGGAAGGCCCTCACGCCGAACAGCAGCAACTCCTTGACCGTCTTCATATCGAACTGGCCCGAGGCCATGAGCGGGGCGAGCTGCTGCACGAAGGTTGAGAAGGCACCCAGGAACTCGATGCGGGCCTCCTTGTCGGCCTGCTCATCGGCAAGGACCGTGCTGTCCGTCTCGATCTGAATCGTGATTTTGCGCGACATATCGCGGCGCAGGCGGGCGTGGACCAACTCCCAAGAGGTTTCCGGCACCCGGTCAAACTTCGGCTCTTGGGGCGGCGGCGGCATCTGCGCCACGGGCTGGCCCTGCTGCTGCATGACCTGCATAGCCTGTTCCAGCGCCTGATACTGCGCCACCGCTTGCGCGAACTGCTGCTTTCCGGCTTCGATCTCGGCCAGCTTCATTTGCCGTTCCGCCTCGGTCGCCGGGATGTTCAGCCCGACCAGATCGAAGAGGCGGGCAGCGTCGAACAGCTCAAGCGCAATCTCGACCATGATCCGCAGACTGTCACGGGCAAAGACCGCCATCTGACGTTGCTTTGCCGCAAGGCGTAGACCGGCGTAGCGGCCCTTGATCTGCTGTGCCGTCGCCGTCTCGTTCGGATTGCCCTGCGCCCGCATGATGTCGGAGACGCCGGAAGCCTCGAACATGGCCTGCTTTGCCGCTTCCCGCATCATCTGCAGCGCGTTGAGGCAGGTGATGATGGCCTCCAGAGGAAGCCACTGGATGATGTTCGATGATCCGCCCTTCTCCATGAGGCTGATCCAGCTTTGCACCGGTATGAGCTGGTTCTTGCCCTCCATCAGCGCCTTGACCTGATCGGCCATGGCACCGGGGAACAGGCCCGCGACGGCCAGCACCTTCAGAAGCTCGTGCATCTTGCGCGTGGCCAGGTCGATTTCCTTGGCCCGCTCGGCGTAATAGGCGATGTCGGGGCGCGGATTCATGCTGTCGCCCCGGGTCGTGGCCAGAAGCGGCCTGGGCATGGGGAAGAAATACTCCAGCCCCAGCGGATCGTCCTGCTTGTCCAGCACTACATCCTTGCAGTCCGGGGATACCCAGATCACGGCCCGGGTTTCCCGATTCCAGACCTCCCAGACCGTGGCGGTGTCAAACGGGCTGATGACCGGCTCTCCGGTGCGGTCGATCTGACTGGACAGGGCGCGGTCCTCGCGGTCCTCGTCGCCAAAGGCGCGCGCCCTGCCCCGCATACCCTTGTTGACATAGGCGAACCGGTCCTTGTGTTCTGGGAACCGCTTTTCGATCTTGGCCCGAGTCATGGGCACTTCAAACGCGATCCACGGCATCTGGTCCCAGCCCGCAGCGGGGGCCAGCACAAGGCGGCGCCACTCGTTGCCCCGGATCAGCACTTCCTCGTTGAGCTTCACGTCTTCAACGACGGGTTCACCCGTCAGGGGATTGGTGGCCTGCTCCTGGCCAAACTCGGCACGGTAGAGAACGCGGGCCGCACCGCGACCGGCAATGAGCCAGTCATCGCGGGCCCGCTCCATCGCGCCGTTGAAATCAGTGGTGCTGAGCATCCATGTCGCGATGCGCTGCCCGGCCTCTGCCGCCATCAGGTCGGTTTCGTCGGCCCGGCCATCGCCGCGCCAGCGCCGCTGCACGATGGGGGTGGGCGTTTCGCTGAACACCAGAGGCTTCAACACTTCGATGTTGGAATGGATCAGCCCTGTTTCATCCGTGATCCGGTTTTCCTTCGGCGCCCCGCTGCTTTCGCCCGTGCCGCTGTCCTCGTCCGGGCCGAAATACAGGCCTTCCGCGTGCAGCGCCTCCTTGCGCCAGCGCCGTTCGTGCATCAGGGCGGTGGTGATTTGCTCCTGCCAGAAGCGCCAGTTTTCGTCCGGGCCTTTGCCCTCGGCCTCGGAATCGCTCTCCGGCACGTCGGGCGTCAGCTCCGAGACGGGTTGCCATGGCATGGCGTCGTCGCCGTCCCGGCCCATCGCGCCGGGCTGGATGATGTCTGAAATGCCCATGCGTGGCCCTTATCTGCCGCCCTCGTTCCTCTCCCATAGGTCATCAAGGGTGTCGCCGTGCGGCGAGCGGGCCTTGCCGGGATGCTGTCCCGCAATGATCCGGTCCAGCCCGCGGGCAAAGAGCGTGGCGGCATCCACGGTGTCGTCCTTCTTACCGGCAGGGAATTGCTTCAACTCCAGCTCGAATGCGTCGAGGTGAGAAAGCCAAGAGGCAGGCACGGTATCGCGCCGGGGCAGGAACATCTTGCCCATGGCGGCCCAGCCCAGAAGCGCTTGCGCCCGGCTTGGCTTGTCGGTGGTGCTGGCCATCTGCACCCGGTCCACAAAGGCCCGTTCCTGCCGCATCATGGCGCGGATGATGGGGCCGACCGACTTGAGGATTTGCCCGGATTCCTCGAATGCGCGCAGCGGGCTCCACTTTTTTACCAGCCTGATCCAGTGCCTGACCCACTCGTCGGACTGGGTGCGCCCGCGCCACATATCCAGCAAGAAGATGTTCTGTTCGTGATCCACGCCCCAGACCTGATGCACGGTCCAATCGGGATCACCGCCGCCACCCTCCTCCGTCACGGCATAGTCGCTGGAGATGTAGATTTGCAGGCGGGTCAGGTCGATTGCGCCCAGATCGAAGCGCATGACGTGCGCGTCGGTAAACATGAGCCCCTCCTGCGGGCTGGGGCGCTGCTGATAGAGGGCCGACCATATCCAGCCCCCGCGCTTGCGCTTGGGCCCCATGAAGGCCTCACCGAACTGCTCCGGCCAGAGACATTCGCCCAGATCGCGGCCCAGCGGATCATCCTCATGCTCGGCCATGGCGGGCAGGCTCAGGACATACCACTTTTCGCCCGTCTCGCGGTCGGCATACCAGCCCGTGCGACCGTCGTAATTGTCGGGCAGGATGCGTCCCGCCGGGTCATCTTCATGCCAGCGGGTAAAGACCATCAACTGCTTGCGCCGCCCCTGAAGGCGGGACGTAAGGTCGGCCTTGTAGGTCTCCCAGACTTCCTCGCGCATGTGGGGCGACATGGCGATCTGCCGCCCCTTCACGATGTCATCCATGAACAGCCACTCGGCGGGGTTGCCGTGCTGATTGCCCCCGATGATCCCGAAGGCGTTGTATTCGCCTCCCTGAAGCGTGGCCCACTGGTCGCGCGCCTGACTGTCGGCGGCCAGGTGCGCGCCGTCAAAGGGCCAGTCGCGGCGCCGCAGGAGGTTTCGGACGTTGCGGCCGATCTTGCCGGCATAGTTCTGGGTATGAACCACCGACATGATCTTGGTCGTGGGATGGCGCCCCATGATCCACGCCGGAAAGAGGATCGAGGCGCTGAGGCTCTTGATATGCCGCGGCGGGGCGAACAACATGCCGCGGTCAATCAGGTCGTTCTCCATCGCCTCAAGAAAGCGCGCAATGACGCGGAGGTGACGGGGCGGATAATAGCCCGTCATCCGCATGTAGAAGGCCAGAAAGGAATCCCGCGCCCGGAGGCGGTCCAGCTCTTCGAGAAGCTGAAGCTCTTCCAGAATGAGCGGGTCCATCTTCATCAGATCGCGCCCAGCACCCTTGCCATCTTCTCGACCCGCTCCAGCGCCAGCACGTCATCCGCATAGGACGAGGCATAGGGGCCCGGCCCGGTCGCCTTGCCAGAACGGTCATGCGGCGCAAGGCGGTCCCGCATGGCGCGATAGAACTCCAGATGCGCAGCCAGCTTTGCGACGGGATAGCTTTCCGACCATGCGCCCTTGCTGTGAGTCACGGTGCAGCCATCGGCGGAAAGGGTGGCGCGGGCGGTCACGATTTGCACACGCGGCGGCCCTTGTGCCCCTTTGGTTTCTGGAGACGCTTTTTCTCGCGGTAGAACCTGACCTGTTCATGGGTCAGGATCGTGATGGGCCGCATCATCAGCCGCGAGACAACGGCATAGAAAACCTCCCCGCTTGCCACGCGAAACCGCCATATCGCGCGGATAGGGCGCCCGTCCGGGGCCTCTGGGCCGGGCACGTCGAAGCAATGCTCGATCACATCATGCCGTTGCTCATCAAGGGCACGGCAGAGGTAGAGAAACAGCGCCTCGGGATCCTCGACCCCGGCACGCTCCCGGGCGCGCTGGCAAAAATGCGCGTTGGTCGGGATGGTGTTCATGCCCCGCCCTCCTCTTCCCGGCGCCGCCGCAGCGCCTCCAGCCGGGCCAGAATGTCGGCCTCTGTCGCTGGCGCACCGGTCAGTGGATTGATCATGGGGGCCTGTCCCGGCTGGGTCAGGCCTTCGCTGCCGACCGCATCCGGCGTCTGGAGCCATGCGAACAGATCGACCGGCTCCCGGCCATACAACTCGGGAAACCGCCGTGCGATGAGGTTGTAGAGCCCCGGCTTGGAGTCGGGGTTGGTCCGGTTCTTGGCAATGTCGCGGGTCCAGAAGGACTGCAGCAGGTGCCGCGCGATGATGATGGCCTCGCGGAACTCCTCATGCTCATGCACCCAGCGCCGCATGGTGGAAATCGTGATGCCGATCTCTGCCGCCCAGGACTCGGGGAAGTCTCCTTTCTGCGCCAGATTGCGCACCATCTGGCAGTGCAGATCGGCATCATACTTGAGGGCCCGGCCCGGTTCTCCGGGGGGCTGGCCGATCAGTGCGAGGAACGACGCCTTGTTATTTGCCATTGGAGCGCCCAATCACGTCAGCATTCGCAGCCCGGTCGGGCTGAGGCACCACCCCTTGCCGGGGGCGTCGATCACCCACCCCTCGGAATACAGGGCGCACAGAATGTCTGCGGCGATGCCGTCGGGGCACGACAGGGTGTCGCGGATCGCACGCTGCGCCGACATCCAGCTATCGCGATGATGCACAGCATTGAGGGCCCTCCACGTCTGAGCCGTGAGGCGGCGGTGCAGGATGGATTGAGGGGCCCAGCCCCTTCCGGTTCGGGTCGCGGCGTAGGAAGCCCCGGCGATTCCGGCCAGATGGATGGGATATTGGGCGCCCATCACGAAGCCCGCCTCGGACAGCAGGAGAACCGTGTCGGCCAGCTCGTGCAGCGCGGCGTTGCCGATGCGGTCCTTGCCCAGATTGCCGATGTGATACACCACGAAATCGCCGGGCGGAGCCGCAGCGGCCCACTGACAGAAATGGGCGGTGTCAGCGACGGTCTTGCGGAACACGGCCATGGTCACGATGCCACCCCCTTCCGGCGCAACGCCTCGGGCGTGACAGCGCCGGAGGAGAGTAGCGCCCTCACCATGACCGGGGAGATTGCACCCTCCGGCACAGGCTCTGGCCCGGTGACCATGGCGGCGAAGAACGCAAGGCGCTTGTCTGGCGCGGATGGGGCACGAATCGCGCGCTGTTCCGGCGCCACCTCTTCGGCGGATGGGCCGGATTTTTCTTCACCAACCGGAAAATCTTTGCCGAAACAGATTGTTGCGAAGGCTTGGGATGGGCCGCTCTGCCTGATTTCCCGCCGGATCAGCCCGCAATCGGTGAGGCGGTCGAGGAATCGGCGGGTCTTGGCGCGGGTCCAGCCGAACTGTGCCGCCAATTTGCGTGAGGAAACCTCAGCCCTGCCCTGCCCGTCGGCCTGACCGACCAGCCACAGCCAAGCCGCGGCGCGCGACCAGCGCCGTCCGGGCACGAGGTCGAGGGCCTTGGTGATTTCCGCAGCCTTGCCGATCATGCTTCGCCCCCAGCCTCCCGCTCGGCCCAGCGGGCCTGCGACCTGCGCGCCTCGATCACATGCGGGTTCGCATCGCGGGCTCGGCGCAGGGCGGCCATTTCCGGCCCGTCCGGGTCTGCGGTCTCGGTCCAGTGCTGGACGGGCGGTGCCTCGGAAATCCGCTCCGCCTCCGCAAAGGTCAGCGCCATCGGGGCGCGGGCCACAGCCGCCATGCGGCCCGGCGTGAACCCGGCGCGGGCCATGATCTGCGCCGCAGCCTCCCTGCTGACCACGGCATCCCGGCGCTGCCGCTCCGCCTCTTCCAGCTCGCGCTGATCGCGCTGGCGCCGGGCCAGCTCGTCGGTCAGGGGTCGCAACTCGCGGTCGGCCAGGATGCCGATCTCACCCGGCGAGGGGCGGCGCTGCATGGTCTTGACCCAAACGTCAAAGGCCCGGGTCACGGCCCAGAGCGGCTTGTCGCACAGGGCCACCACGAAGGCCTGCCGGATGCCTGCCTTGGTTTCCGGGTCAAGGTCAGGGTCGAAATACAGGGCCAGCGTCGTGTTCGCCATCCGCAGGATTTCCGCTTTCGAGGCTGCGTCTTGCGTATTCCCACGGATCGCGGCTGCGAGTGTCGATGTCGATTGTTCCCGCAGCGATGCCATCGGCGAGCTTGTGGATTGTGGAATCGAAAGCGCGCCGCTCTGCGTGTCGGTCATTTTTCCCTCCGGGGTTCTGGTTCGGTGTCGGTGTCGATGGATCAAGCCGGGGCGCGTGCAGCGCGGCGGCATAGGCCTGCATGGCCGGGACGAGGATCTTCGGCCCTCTGGCCGGTTCGCTGTGCTGGGCCGCGTTGAGGCGGGAAACCTCAACGATTTGGTCATCCGTCAATCCCAGATCGTCGCGCCATCGCTGGACGATGAGCGGGGCATCCGGGGCGGTCCAGTATTTCGGGATGATCTGCCCCCGGTCGAACCCGATGACATGCAGGATGCGCCAGATCAGATCATCGGCCCTTGGCGGGTCAGCCTCGCGCTCGCACGCACGCGCTACTCCGCCGCCTCCTTCTCTTACTGTTGGGGAATGGGGTAAGGGGTAAGGGGCTTTATCGGGGGGGTTATGGGGTGGGTTAACCGAACCTGATTTTTCCTTTTCTTTTCCGATACTTGCTGATAGTGCCGGATTGCCTCCTTTTTTGCCGTTTTTCGTGTTTTTTGCGCGCGTTGCAGCGTCCTTCACCATGCGCCGCGAAAATGGCCTGCCTTTGCGGTCCCGCGAGAACACGCCGTTACGCTCCAATTCATCCAACAAGGTAGCTGCTTCGGCTTCGGACACGCTGCCAAGTCTGGCCGCGCCCGTTACTCCGATGTCGCATCCGTTGATGAGAATGTAGCCGTAAGGGTCGGCTTTCGCGGCGATGCAAAGCAGGCGCATCCACAGCCCTTGCGCTGCCAATGACGAGACGCGCAGACCCTCGTCATTCTCGTAATCCTTCCAGTAAAAGATCGAGGAAGGGTTGTCCTTGCGGGCTGCGTTCATCACACCACACCCGCCTTTCCGCCCGCGCGCTGATCCAGCCGCCGGAAGTCCAGCACCTCGCCGGGCTGCAGGGCGGGAAGACCCATGATCACCAGCGCCAACAGCAGATCCTCGATCTGGTTGAGGCTCAGCATCGTCACGGCACGCGGGCCACCAATATCCACCCGGCCCAGCGATCGGGCGGCAGAGTGCAGGATTTCGTGATCTGTGCGGTCGCTGCTCACGTCACCACTCCATCGCCATCTGCACCGGCGCCTGCGTCACGGCCTGCGGCTTCCAAATCCACGGGCCCGAGGCCATGGGCAGCGCTGAGAGCGCGCCACGCATTTGCCGCTGCCAGTGGGTGAACTCCATTGCCGAGCAGGCGCAGAGCGCGTGTCCTGAGGGCCAGCCCATCAGCCAGGTTACGAAGGCCGGTGAGAGCCTGCGCTTGGTCCACCAGTGCAGGCGCTTGGCTGACCACCTCTCCCATGCCCGCGCCTCGCGGTATGCCGCGTAATGCGGGTTCAATGGCTTCCGCCTCGTCGGGGGAGAGTGTGGCCGCGAGATTGACCGCGGCGGTAACGACATCGCTGCGCGCAAAAGATGGCGCACGATCAGGGTTTGAGGCCATGACAGCCGCCCATGCGCCTCGGTCTCCGGGGCCGGGCGGGAAAAGAGGAAGGCCACTGCATTCGGCAGTTGATCCAGATGCAGCCGCCCGGTCCCGTTGGTGAGGTGATCCGGGCTGTTCTCGCCCTTGTGGTCCCGGCTGGCCGGCGTCGGCCATGCACCCGCCATCTCCTGCAAGTCTGGACCGCCCGCTCCCCGCTCCTCCCGCTTGGAGTTCGGGCCGCCCGTCAATCCTTTGGGTGTCGGCCACTGGTTCACCTTCTGCGTCAGGCTGCTGCCCGACATGGCTTCCGTGATCCCAGTGCCGCCCCGCGTCCCATCCGTCGCGCTCGGAGTGGTCCACATCGCGCCCTGCCCCTCCAGCGTCGGTCGCTCGGCCCCCTTCTGCCCCCGGTCCCGCGTATATTCCCCGGCCACAGTGCGAGGCGTCATCCACAGATCGGCCGCCAGCGTTTCCGCCTTCCGGCTGAAACCCGAATTGCCAGCCATGCTGTTGCCGTTCTGGGCCGGGGTGCCCGCCATGGGGGTGGGCCAATGCGCAATCGTTGTCGCAAGATTCGGCGCGTTTCCCCCTCCCCGCTGAGACCGCGGCAGGTTGCGCATGTGATTGGGCCCTTGTTCTGGTTCCGCTCCGCACGGTGTGGGCCAGATCGACGTTGCCGCCGTCAGCGTGCCCGCCACGCCCCGGCTGTGCCGCATCCCCGACGATTCCGCATCCTCGCCCCGCGCGGTGGGCCACGCAGAACCAGCGGAGCCTTTCATGCGGCGCGCCAGTTTCAGCCGCTGAGAATGCGCCAGCCGCAGGCGTCCAGCCCATTTCCCATAGCTCTCGCAGCACGGTTTCTGCGCCGAGGGTGATGTGGCCAGCGACGTTTTCGAGAAAGACCCAGCGCAGGCCGTCGCCAAGCTCTCGGATGACGCGGGCGACGTGGGGCCAGAGGTGGCGCGGATCGTCGGCCCCAAGGCGCTTCCCGGCTTGGCTGAACGGCTGACAAGGATAGCCAGCCAACAGGGTGTCGATGGCTCCTGCAAATGGCTTGGCGTCGAAGGTTGTGAGATCGTCCCAGATCGGGGCTGTGGCGAAGTAGCCTGCGCGCTGGGCTGCGATGATGGTTGATCGAGGGTATTCTTCCCACTCGACGAAAACGCGTGTGTGGAAGCCGGGTTCGGCAAGCATGAGGCCCATATCCAAGCCTCCGCCGCCTGCGCAGAGGGAGATTCCGTTCCGGGGACGTGGCACCATGTCATGCGTCCCTCCGAAGCCAATGCACCGTCGGGGCGCCTTGAAAACCGATCAGGAACACGAACCAGCTATAATCGCCGGTCCCATTTCCAGCCTTGCCGCCATCGCGCAAGAACGGCCCGGGCGGGCAGCTCGGGCGAGGTCCGATAAGGTAGACACGATAGAGCGGAAGACTTTCCAGCCACGCCCCGCGCGCCTCGCCATTGATCCACCCAGACGGCAGAAAGAGAGCCACCTTTCTCCGGGCACGAGTCAGAGCGATGCGAAGAAACTCCTCTTCCGCACGACTTCTTGCGTCCAGTGTGGGCTTGACGCGCCCCAACTGCGCCCATGTCGCATACGGCGGATTCGAGACGATGTTTTCGCATGGCCAAGTGCCGTGCAGCCAATCGGTTGAAAAGAAATCCTTGCCGCCCGTCACGCCCGGGAAGCCGCG